ATTATAAAAATATAAATTAAAAAAAAAAAAAAATGAAATATATCTTTATCTTCATCATTATGCTATATATTGTGAGTAATGAAACCGATTGGGAAGATATTTTAACAGTATATGATTGTAATTATTATGATAAATATTCATTTAAAGATAATTGGGCTACATCTTGGAGAGATTCAGATGTCTGGTAAATTTGAAATTGTTTTTAGAAGAATATAAAAGAAAATGGGTGGAAAGAAACATTATAACAAAGCATTCGTTCGGAAGATTATTAATCCATTGATCCGAAATAATTTTGATTGTTATCCATTACCAAATTCAAAAAATAAATATTCTATTAGTCGTGACGATGGTCCTAGAATAATAGTTCATGGCGGTGAATCCTGTATAAATCCTCTACGGAGGGATTTAAAGAACTTTTATAATTATAAATTATAATTAATCTATCATTACCATATTTTTTTTCAATAAATTTGAAATTATAATTATGACATATTTATAACTATAATTGAATACTACAATTGAATACTACAATTGAATACTATAATTGAATACTACAATATCATGGGACTTACCAATCTCGAGAAACAACTTCGTGCGGAAGAGAAAAAGGTTAGACATGGAAAAGTCCCACCTGAAGACATTGAGCACGCGAAGAAAAGACTAATTGTTCTTAATAATCTTATTGATGCCGAAAAGGTAAAGAAATTAGAACTTCTTAAAAAGAAAGAAGGACGTATGATACTAGACGAAATGACTAGTGATGAAATGCTTGACCAAGATTATGATCTAAATAGTGGTATTAATGCTGAGAATATTAAGAATGAAAAGAAACAAATTAGGAATAGAAAAAAATATCTCAAACGCAGAGCAGCAAATAGATTTTGCCAGATTGTCAAAAATAAATATAATCTTAAGAAAAAAAAATTTATTAAGAATCATAAGATATACACTCTAGTAAATATACTATACAATCAATCTTCGTCAATATCTGTCAAGTAAATATAATCTCCTTCTTCATCTGAATCATCGTATTCATCATATTCTTCTGCATCATAATCATCTGGGATAACTCCATTGTATAGGCGACGAACAGTATCATTATCTACCCAAATATCCCTAATATTTTTTTGTTCATATTCTTCACGAGTACATTTAATAACTCTACCATCTGAACGATAAATTGTCACAAAATTACCTGTAATCATGATATTTTCCCCTTCTGGACTAGTTTGATATATAGTAGATCCATATGTGATCGATGGATTCCGTGCAGCAGTCCTTCTCTGGCGAACTATACGATTTGTAGTGAAATAGAATGGCTCAATATATGGTCCCGACCTACGATTATTCCGGATATTCTTGGGTGACATACGGGAAATATCTGAGGTATGGGGTGATTTCCCTTTCTTATGTTTCTGACATATAGGGAGATTATAGTCTCGTGCAACAGGTGCGCGAACCGTATGAGAACGACACATAGGACAGTCACTACCGACCATTTTTACCTTACAAGGTCCACAGATAGTATGTTTTTTAGTACCACCACATACAATAGAATTATCTGCTGTGTCCTCTACCGTTTCATAGCAAATATTACATTCCGTAAGTGGAATATCAATCTTCTTGTTAGAACTATTTGATTTTTTCTTATAATTAGTTTTCTTTTTACCTTTATATTGAGATTTAATCTTCCGTTTCGCCAGACCAGAAGTCTTAACACGATCTCTTTCATGTTTGTTCTTGAGAACCATTTTCAAGTGTTCTTAAAGATTTAGTATTGATTTTTAGTATTGATTCAATTGAATTTTGTGTAAATAATCTTGTAAACAATTTTCAAATTTATAAATTTGAAAATTTTAAGGGAAAACTTTATCTTAAAAAACAATCTTAAATGGAAACACGATCGATGACTAAGCAGGGTATCACTCCAGAAGATAAAGAAGTCGCTAATGTTCTTGTTAATCTTCACAAAGACAATAATATCCTTAAGAAACTAAAGCAAGATAAAGATAAAAAAGATGAAAGAATTGTTCTATGTAGATTAAATGAGGAAGGTGAAAGAATGAGAAAAGATAATATTATGAAAGAAATTATCCTAGAAAGAGCATATAATGAAATCAAGATCTTAAAACTAATTAAAGAATATAAAGAAAATCAAGAAATTATCAGAGATATGATTACCTCTGCTAAAGATCCTCTAACAAAATCTGTATTGGAAGAAGAAATGGTTAGAGTCGGAGTAGAAATGAGTAGCCTATATAATTCTCTATAAATTATCATTAAATATAAATTTGATTTAAATATAACATTTTTTTTATAAATAAATGTATAAAAGTAACGCATATGATAAAGAAGTAACAACTGTTAATAGAAAAGTATTAACAATGATTATTATATTAACTGGTTTCGGATTCTATATGACACTAGTTTATTTATTACTCAATTAAATTATTATAAAAAAAAAATAGTTTTTTTTTGTCTTTATATTTTATATTGTTTTTTTGTTTATTTTATTTATTTTTGGTTTGCAATGATGTATTGAGCTACATCTTGAATGGTAATGACAGTGGACTTGGGTTTCACCTGATTGATATCGACACCATGCTCAAGAGCATATTCTTTGGCGCCTGAAGTGGAAATAGGTCCTGTCGGTGGTCCCAACATCACTGCTGAAGAAGTGTTCTTGGGTGTAACAGGTTCGATATATATCGTTTCTGGGTCGTAATGAAGTGGAGCATCGTGATCCACAAGTTCTTCGGAAGATTCGTCGGAGTAGTCCCACTCCTTTCCGAAGTTATTTTCTTCATCATCAAAAGTCAGGAGTTGGTGAACAGTCGGAGAAGACATAGTGTTCAGTAAGTTTGTAAGTAGTTGTTTCAAGTATTAATTGAAAGCAAGTTCTTTTCGTTATCTAAATAATTTGTAATCTTTATTTCAAATTTATTCAAAGAATTGAAATTATTTAGAACTGGATTTAGAACTGGATTTAGATCTGGATTTAGATCTAGATTTTTTAGATTTAGATTTCTTTCTAGATTTCTTTCTAGATTTCTTTCTAGATTTCTTTCTAGATTTCTTTTTAGATTTCTTAAGTCTTTTAATAAATTTAGGTTGATTACGACTTAATTTATTTGAAAGTAATTTTTTAACAGGTCTTTTAACTCCGTGCTTACCAAGTTTCTTAGATCCATAATCTTCCATATATTCATCATCCGGATGAGCATATAGGTCTTCACCCCAATAAGTGTCGTAAAATAAACATATAAAACTATAGAATGCGCTACGGAATGCTGGAAGAATATCATGTTGAAATCCAACAGATGCATTTCCCCACTCGGCTACACCAAATTCTGAAAGAAAATCATATATATATGTATCATTTTTTCCTCCCTTAGCACTCTTTTTCTTAATATAATATGATCCATAATGATTTTCTTTTGTAGACCCATATCTCATCATTTGAGTTAATTCATATACACCATCTAAGTCAAGGTCAGTGTCATAGTATTCACCTGCCATTCGAACGCTATCTACAAAGTATTTAAGATCTTTCTTAGAGTTAATTTCAGTTACATGAACCGATTTATCTATTAATTGATCACCATACCATCCCTGAGTTCCAAACATAACTATTCTATACCACATATTTATTTCTGTATTGGCATTATCTGTGATCATATATTCAGTTAACATATCTCCCTGATCAAAATCAGATATCGCTTCATGAAAAATAGATTCTATATTCGTAGTAACCATATCCCCCCAGTATGCTCCCCCAGTCTTAGCATATGGATCTTTAGACCAAACCGCGGGCCACGCCACAGCCATAGACTTCTTAGATTTTGATGGATCATATTTCCATTTTGGCCCATACTTCTTTTTCATTTTCGCTATCCATCTTTCTGTTCGTTCATCATCTATTTGCTGAAAAGACTTTACTTTAGATTGATCAATTACTACAGCATCTTCTTCTTCTTCATCATCCGGACCATACCAATCTATATCACGCCATTCACCCACCACATCACTATAATTACCTGCAGCAGCCATGTTTATATAATATTATTATATTTAAATTTGAAAGTAATTAATAATTAATTATACACTTGAATATGTTACAACTCTTTACAATCCAATTCTTTATTATAATTAATATCATAAAATTAATTATTATGAATATTCACTATATTCTGGGAACAATGTTTATTGTATTATTTATTACAAATCTATACATATTATATAATGAACTAACTAATATTTATAAGAAACCCAATAAAATGGGTGTTAATTATATATTAAACTAGACTAATATTAGATATATATATTTTTTTATCTATCATAAATATTTTATTATATGTTATAATATATGAATATAATTATTAAAATTATATTATTTAATATAGTTTTATTTGTCGCATTAAAATATAGTTTTATACTTTTTTTAATATTATTAACATTATTAAGTGTATGGATGGCATATACTACTTATAAAGTGAATAAAATAATTGAAGGAAATACTAATTTAGATGAATATAAAATGAATTTTGCCCAATTATTAAATGTTAATATACAAAAAGATTATAAAAATGATATATTATATGATACAATTACTGATAAATTTACAACATTAATGAAATTATTAGATGAAGAAGAAAATATATTACCACCAAATCAAATCTGTATTGGTGAATTAGGTGATTGGGGTGAATGTTCTAAAGAATGTGGTAGAGGTAAAAAAACAAGACAATTTAATACTATTCAAAAAGCAGGTAGAACAGGTATTGATTGTATATATGAAGATGGTCAAATTGAGACATCAGAATGTTTTAATAGATTATGTAAATTTAATGAAGAATGTGAATATGATAATGATTGTATAAGTAATTTATGTAGTAAATCTGAAAAAGTATGTACTTATCATAATATGTGTATGAGAGATATGTTATATAATTGTAATTATGATCAATGTTTAAATTTACAAAAAAAAGATCAAGAAATAACTTATGATTTAAATCAACAAAAATGTATTAGATCAACTGTTGATTATAATAAGGTAGATGTTAATTTAAATATATTCGATTCATTCGCAGATATAAACAGACCATTATCAAAAGATGAAGTTAAAAATAAACTATATCAGATTAAAAATAATTTATGTGAAAATATGGATCGCCCTATTAGTGATTGTAATGCTGATTTTACTCGATGTGAAGGGAAATATATAATTACAGATAATATCCCGTGTCATACGGGTGAAAATAATGATTGTGTCAGAGTAGATACTGTTACAGATAAATATTATGGTTATACTTTAAGTGAATTAGATTTAGAAACTAATTTCTGGAAATGTTTTGTTGCTGATGATTCATCAACTAATAATAATAATTCAACCAATAATAGCTCTTAATATTTTTTTATATATAATAAATATATGAATGAGTATTTATTAATTTTATTATTCAATATAATGATTATATATATATCATTAGATTATAATAAAAATAAACATATTTATATTATATTATTTGTATTTTTAATTTTATATACAATATATAATATATATTTAAAACAAAATTTAATAGAGGGAAATATACAACAAGATATATTTAAATCAGTAAATATAATAAAATCTGATAATGATGATGATAAATCAGATTTACCTTTACATAAAATAGCTGAAGTTTTAGATTCATTATCAAAAGAATTATCTAATAAATCTAATAAATGTGAAGGAAATTTTGTTATTAATGATTCTGATAAAAAATGTGGATCAGGATTTACTGAAAGAACTTATAAAATAACAAAACAAGGTGATGATTGTTTACATCCTGATTCATATGTAGAGAAAATACCTCTAAGATTTTGTAGATATGGTGAAGAATGTGAAATAGATATAGATTGTGAAACAAGAAGATGTATTGATAATTTGTGTGCTGTTAGTGATAATTGTACTAAAGAAAAATTTGATGATTGTGATTATGATTCTTGTATTGGATTAAATAAAGGTTTAAAAGAAAATATATATAGTTTTGAAAATAATAAATGTAATGCTAAATCATGTAATGAAAGTGCATATAAGTTGTGTAAGAAAGATGAATGTAATGAATTATCTTATAAATATAAATATAATGATGATAGAAAAATGTGTGAAAAAGTAATAGTAAATGATTTATCAGGTATAGATAGTTATTTAAATATATTAAAAGATTATGAAGATATGGGTGAATATTCTACAATTTGTAATTTAGAGGGATTAGAAGGTGTGAAAACTTGTGATGTTGGTGAAGATCTAAGACCTAAATATTATTGTAAAGACGGATATTGGAATGGACCAGACAATACTAGAGGAAGTAGTAGTATATGTGTGCAATGTAGTGAAGGAACTGCTGGGGTAAATGGTATGTGTTATACTTGTCCTGATGGACAAATACCTAATGATACACTTACTGAATGTGTTCCCGAACCTATACCTCCACCACCAAATCCCTCTGTATAAATATTAATTTAAATATTTATTTCTTAAATATTGTAATATCTCCATTAAGATAATACAATCCATTTTATTATATTCAATAATCTCTGAAATCTCAGTGTATCTTTTTATAGGTATATTTTTATCTTTTTTTAAACATATTTCTTTAAATTTAATCATAGCATCTAATCCATTATCAGTATCTGACCATGTAGATTTAATTAATCCATGTTTATACATATTTTTACCAATAGTTTTTAATGAAAAATTAAAACAATTTTTTATTATAATCGGTTCTGTTCTAAAATAAGTTAATAAATCTATTAATTTCATATTAGGTAATTGAATATCTGGAAATCTTTTATGAATATTTACAATATAAGTTTTCTCTGCATGTCCCCAATGATATATTATAATATTATTATATCTATTCATAAATTTACACCAATTTATTATATTATTTTTTTCAGATTCAATGGTTAAATTATCAATAGTAAAATCTTTAAATGCTTGATATTGATTATTTCTTAAAATAACTAATCCAATTATACATATATTAGGATATGATTTATTAATATTATCATTAAAATAATTTGTTCTTTCTTCTAAATTAAGAATACTTTCAAAATCTAATATAAATTCACATTCATTTATTTTTAATATATCTTTAAATTCATTAGAAACAGTTCTTCTAGGTTCAATAGTTAAATTATCATATTTATTCATATGAATAATTTTTTCTTGTATATTTTTAGTATTTGAATCTTTAAACTCATATAAATTATTTAATAAATATGGATTATCCCATGTATCAATACCTATATTTATTAATCTATTTCTATCTTGATATGATATTCTCCAGATCATAGTAATTTCTTTAATCTTTTCAGCTAGTTTTTTCTTTTCCGATTCCCAACATGATTGTTTATTATTCATATTAGGATATAATTCAATACATGATGGTTTCGGATTAATATTTATTTTATTTAATTTTAATAATTTTAACCATTTTATCGCATTAATTATTTTTTCTCTATACGTTTTTTCAAAAATAATTAATCCAATATGTTCTTTTTTATTTAATAATTGATCCTTGTATTTATATTCTTTACCAAATAAGAAATAAAAATTATTTCTATTAATATATTTACGTAAAGCACTATTAAACGCATAAATAGAACATTTATTATAAAACGAATTATATGAATTACATATTTCTCTACAACCTTTTTTAAATGTTAATATTTCTGGAACAATATTAATAATTAAATATTCATCATCTTTAATAATATTCATAGGAATATTTTTAATTTCATTAAATATTTTCATAAATAATTCCTTCTTTATCATTATATCACATTTTACTATTAATTTAA